AGCACTAATCTTTACTTTACTGATGCAAGAGCACAGTCAGCTGTAGACGACACAGACAGATCATTCACATCAGTTGAACTGAATAGCGTTGCACTACAGGTAGCAGCTACAGCAACATTGTCTGACACAAGCCAAACAGCAGTGTATGCATGGGCTAAAGCAGATTACAGAGCAGCAAAGTTTGTAGTAAAAGCAGCATACTCAACTCACACCGAGGTATCAGAAATACTAGTAACGCTAGACACATCAGACAACATTGCAATCACAGAATATGCAGTTGTCGGAACCAACGGAAGTCTTGGAGAAATCACAGCTGGTATTAATGGAACAGACGTTGAGATTCTTTATACTGCTGGAACAGCAACAACTACTGTAAAAGTATTTGGTACACTTATAGCATAGAAATTTATGGAGGTGGTAGCACTTGGCTACAAATAACAAAGACTTTAAGATCAAAAATGGTCTTATTGTCGAAGGTGCTACCGCTTCCGTAAATGGTAATAATGTTATTACAGAGGCATCGTCTATCGGAGATTTGTCTGATGTAGATCTTTCTGGAGCTTCTAATGGAGAAGTTTTAACCTATAGTTCTGGTAACTGGATTCCATCCGCAGTATCTGGCGGTGGCGGTGGTGGCGTAACAATATCAGACACAGCACCTGGATCACCAAGTTCTGGAGATATTTGGTACGATTCAGCAAACGGTAAATATTATTTATATTATAACGATGTTGATTCTTCGCAATGGATTGAGATAGCGTCGTATGGTGGTGTTGGTGCTAATCTACCTCAAAAGTTTACTATTACTGGTGAAAGATCCTCTGCTACTCCAACTGTTGGTCAGAACTATGCACTTGGTAATGGTTCAGCTATTACAGAAGCTCCTATGTCTTTTGCTGGACAGGTAACTCGTGTGTCTGTTTTTCTTGGCAGTTCTGCTACTGGAACTTTAACTGTTGAGTTAGTTAAGAACGGTACTGGTCAGGGTTCAAGTTATTATGCATCTAGAACTGGTGCTGGAGCTTCCGTAACCACTTTTGGAACGCCATTGTCTTTTGATGCTGGAGATAGCTTAAATGTTAGTGTTCAGTCAACTAGTGGAACTATTGATGCTTCTGCTGTTCAGATAGCTGGAACATTCTCATAGCCCTATCTGCTACACTTGTTTTATGAGAGTTGCGGTTTATACTATTGCTTTGAATGAAGAGCAGTTTATTGAACGTTGGTATGAATCAGCTAAAGATGCCGATTATCTTCTGATTGCTGATACTGGTAGTACAGATGATACTTTACTTACCGCTGCTAAATATGGCATAGAGGTTGCTTCCATTCTTGTTAGACCTTGGCGTTTTGATAATGCTCGCAATGCTGCTCTAGCATTGCTACCAGAAGATATTGACTATTGTATTGCACTCGATATGGATGAAGTGCTGTTGCCTGGTTGGAAAGAAAAGCTTGAACAAGCTCATAAAGAAGGAGCTACACGTCCACGGTATCAGTACACATGGTCTTGGAAAGATGAAGAAGAAACTATTCCTGGATTGCAGTATGGTGGAGATAAGATTCATTCTAGATTTGGATACCGCTGGAAGCATCCAGTTCACGAAGTATTAACTACAGACAGAATTGAAGAGAAACAAAGCTGGGTAGATTTAGAAATACATCACCATCCAGATCATTCTAAATCACGTGGACAATACATGCCACTATTAAAACTTGCTGTAGAAGAAGATCCATCAGATGATCGTAATACTCATTATTATGCTAGAGAGCTATTTTTTCATTATCAGTTAGATGAGGCTAAAAAAGAATTTATCAGACATCTGTCTTTGCCTAAAGCTACCTGGCCACCAGAGCGTTCTGCTTCTATGCGTTATATTGCTAAATGTAGCTACGGCAAGGAACGTGAAGAATGGTTTATAAAAGCAGTAAAAGAAACACCAAATAGAAGAGAGCCACTAGTTGATCTTGCAACGTATTGTTATGAAAACGGCATGTGGGAAGAATGCTTGGAGTATTCTGTTAAAGCTTTAGATATTACAGAAAAGCCTTTAGAGTATCTTTGCGAAGACGAGGCTTGGGGAGATCGTCCATATGATCTTGCAGCAATAGCGTCATATTCGCTGGGTAAATATGACGATGCTCTAAAATATGGATCTAAAGCAGTAGAGCTAAATCCAAATGATGAAAGACTAAAAAATAATATTGCATATTACGCTAACAAGACTATAAATAAATAGACATGTTATAATTGAGTTAGTCTTTGTTTGGAGGAATAATTTGGCTACCAGAATGCAACAGCGTAGAGCTACTGCTTCAGAATGGGATACAAACAATCCTGTTCTTGCTCTAGGTGAAATTGGTTTTGATACAACAAACAATACCATTAAAATTGGTAATGGTGAACTTGCTTGGTCAGATCTTCCAGCAATTAGTGGACCGCAGGGTCCAACTGGTCCAACAGGACCACAGGGTTTTCAGGGAGATCTTGGTCCAACAGGACCACAGGGAGTCCCTGGAGGTGACGTAACAGTAACTGGTCCTACAGGGCCAGCTGGAAATCAGGGGGATTTCTGGTTTAGTACTGAGGATGGAAGACTATACATGTATTATGAAGACGGTACTAGTTCTCAGTGGATTCAGGTAAACATTCTTCCACTATCATAGTGTATAATGTTGTTAGAAAGAGGATAAGCAGATGGCATTAGATTTTCCAAGTAGCCCAAGTAACGGTGACACATACAATGGGTATGTCTACAATTCTACCGTTGGTGCTTGGCAAATTATTGATACAACAGCTAAGATCGTAAATACTGATGACGATCCTGGTAACACGATTTATGTTGGTTCTGTTGATCCTGATGGAACTTATACATTGGCTGCTGGCGATGTATGGATTGAACCAGTTGCTTAGGGAGAGATATGGCTTATCAATTAGCTACAGCTAAAATTTGGAATGGAACTGCGTGGATTGACGCTGTAGGTGGACTACAGCCTGTCACTTCTGGTGGTGATTACGAAGATGAAGCAAACGGTTACTACTATAACGTCTTTACTCAAAACGGCACTTTGACTGTTTCGCGTGAAGTGAACTGTGAGATTTTGATGGTTGGCGGCGGCGGTGGCGGCGGTGGAGCTGGAGGGTCATCAGGCGGTGGCGGTGGAGCTGGTGGGCTTATTCTCACTACGGCAACATTGACGGCTGGTAGTTATTCGGTAGGTATTGGGACTGGTGCAAGTGCTGGGGCTAGTGGCGGTACAGCCACCCCTGGTGGCACTGGTGGTGACACTACTTTCAATGGTTTGACTGCTAAGGGTGGTGGCGGTGGCGGTGGAGAGGATGTTACCCGTTCTGGCACTACTGGCGCTTCTAGTGGTGGCGCTGGTGATAATGGTAACACACAGAATCCTGTTGCCCCTCTTGGTTTGCTTAGCGCCCCTGGAGATGATGTGTACGGGCGAGGCGAACAGGGCCATTATGGGGCTAGTTCAAATGGTGGTTCTAATACAAGCGGTGGCGGTGGCGGAGCTGGTAGCCCAGGAAAAATAGGTGGTGGACAGAGATGGCGGTTTGATGATGCCGATAATCTAGACTTTGGTCAACAAGGTTCTGGCGGTGAAGGTGTCCGTCTTGATTCTTGGGGTGCGGATTGCTCAGCTTTAGGTGTTCCTAACACTTTTGAAAGTGTTACTTGGACTGGTATTAGCGGTAGCGTAACAGCATATTTCATTGCTTCTGGAGGTTCTGGTGGCTACGACAATAACAGTGGTCGCATTCGCGCACCGTATGGAGGTGGGGCTTGGGGGGCTTATCAGGATGGCGATGCTCTTACTGCTTTAGACAACTCTGGTGGTGGCGGTGGTGGAGGCGCTCAGAACAACTTGGCTTCTGATGGAGCAGATGGCGTATGTATTGTGAGGTATAGAGTATGAGTTTCTTTGCCAAAATAGAAAACGGTATTGTCACTAATGTGACTACTGGCGCTACAGCCGAATGGGTTGCTGAAAACTTTGACGGCGAATGGGTAGAACACTCAGAGGACAGTAGTCGTAAGCACAGACCTAACGTTGGTATGTCTTATGATTCCGAGTTAGATCAGTTTATTTGGCCTAAGCCTTTTGAGTCTTGGGTTTTGAATGAGGAGACTCTTTATTGGGAGCCACCTATTGCCAAACCGCAAGATGGTCAGCATTATGACTGGAACGAAGACACTTTGTCTTGGGAACTCATCATTTCTGAGTCCTAATATGATAAAATAGACTATATGTCAATCCCTTCTAATCTTTATGCCGAAAAAGTTTTTGGCGAGCATCCCATAGGCTTATGGCCTTTTGATGAAGCTGTTGACTATATTCAACTTATACCAGCTGCAAATCGTGATATTTCTGATACAGATATTTATACTTTAGATGGATGCTCTGTGTCTGAATCTGAATCTGATGCTCCGATTGTTGGGGAAAATGTTTATCAAATTAATTCTTCTAGTTTAGAATATTCTATTACAGATCAAAATCCTTTAAGCTCATATGTTAATCCTGATTTAGAAAGTATTACTTTAGGCTTTTATTTTAATCCAGCATCATCTAATCTAAGGTCATTGGATATAGGATATGTTTATGGTGAAAGCGAAGAGGTTGCAGAAGTATCAGATATAGATTTTGAACTTAATCAGTGGTACTATGTTTCTAAAACATTACCTTTGCCAGAAACAGTTTCGCTTTCTATTCCATTTGCTGATTTTACTAATGATGAAGATCCGTCAGAAGGATTCACAGAAATTACATACAATGCACATGGACTAAGCGATGGCGACAAAATTAAGCTTAGCTCATCATATATAGTTCCAAATCTTATAAGCCAGTATCACATTTATTATGTAGTAAACGCTACAGAAAACACGTTTGAGGTAGAGGAGTCTATTGGCTCTGGCAGTATAGAGTTTTTCTATCAGTTTGGAAACCTGTTTATTACTCCAGTTTTAAAACTAAAGCCATTGATTAAATTCTATTCATATGAGGCCATAGCTACTACATCTTATATCTGCGGATTATCTGCTGGACAATGGTCTTCAGAGTTTATGGAAAACTCTTTTGGGGTATCTTCTACAGAATTATCTGGAATAAATGTTGACAATGAATATTATTATGTAGAGGGTGCTGCCTATGGGTTTCAAGATTTATCAGCATATTATTTAGTTAGAGAAAATAAACTTCTTGCAAAAAATACCAATATGCCAATCGTTTATGGCTCTTCTAATTTAACATCTTTGATTCCAGAAAGATTTGGTGGGCCATCAATGATCTTCCCTGGACTTGGATTCCTAAACGAAGATGGTAGGTATAAAACACATACGGTAGAGTTTTGGCTTAGAATTAGTCCAGATACTGATGAGCCAAAAAGAATTTTTGGTCCAATTAATTCTTCTGACGGATTATATGTTGACGGCCCTTTTATAACATTAAAGGTTGGAGAATCAGTACAATCTCACTACATCGGTGAATGGTATAGGCCAATGCTAATTAATCTTCTTACTTTTAGAAATGGCTCTTCGTTGATCATCAATGGTGAAAAGGTAATCGATTTAAGTTTTAATACATCAGAGCTAGATCTACCGTCTAAAACTAGTTTATCTGGAAAAGATCAAGACTGGCTTGGATTTTATTCTTATGAAGATATTTTTCAGTTTGAGATTGACTGTGTAGCAATATATTCTTATCGCGTTCCAACAGCTGTATCAAAAAGAAGATTTGTTTATGGTCAAGCAATTGATTTTCCATATTCAATAAGCTCAGCATATTCTGGAAAGTCATTCCCTGTTGATTATACTTTTGCAAATTATAACAATAACTATATTTATCCAGATATGGTTAAGTGGAGATCTGGGGTGTCTGAAAACATATCTTCAGAAAATAATGTTTTGCAGCCGCCAAAGTATTCATTGCCAAGTCTAGTATTTAACAATAAAACATCTGACGCATGGTATAGGGCATTAAAGTCTAATGCATATCAAGGTATTAGTCTCAAGCCAGATGACTCATGGATTGATACCGATGGCTACCTATTCTTTGATAGTCCTAATGTGCTTAATCAAAAAACTGCTGGATTCTATGGATTGTTTAGACCAGAGATAGGTATGACTGGTACTCAAAGTCTTTTTGTTCTTGAAAATAAAGTAACTGGTAATTATCTTGATGTTAGTCTTGCTACAAAAAGTATTGACATTGCATCAATTGATGGGACTGTTTTAACTTCTAATAGCCATGATTTACAAACATATGACGTAATACGTTTTGAAGGATCGCTACCATCAGAAATTATTGCTGGTATAGAGTATTATGTAACTAAGATTGATGATGACACGTTTAGTATTTCTAACATTAAAGATGGTGACGCAATATCTATATCTTCTATAGCTGAAGATTCTGTGGAGGGAATCTATCACGTAATACAATATAGCTTAACATTTAATTCTAATGAAGAGGTTATATATCAAACACCAGCTATAGCATTAGGAACAACAATCGTTGCTGGACTAAACTTCATAGAGTTTGCAAAATATTTCGGTGGCAATGTTTCAACATTGATTGGAAACAGAAGACAGCTAAAGCTGTATGTCGGTGGTAATAAAAACTTCTCTAACACTTTCTCTGGTAATATTTATAGGGTTGGCTTTTCTACATTAAGAAATATAGATAAGCTTGATTATCTTTTTTCTTCTAACGGAACACCATTTCTTAGATATCAGTTTGAAGGCGGATCAGATACATCATACGATGATGACGAGTTCACTGGTATAACAATCGATGCTGGATATACATATGAAGAATATGTTGATGACATTCTTTCGCATACAGCCAGTTACACATTAGTAGTTAAAAGCTTTTTTGGTGAAAGGTATTTAGACATAGCAACAAGCTCTTATTGGCAAGACTATGTTCCGCTAACATATTTGGCCAAAAATACTTTTGGATTAAATGAAGAGATTTCCTACAAGCTTGACTTTATCCAATATAATTCAGATACCACTGTACCTCTTTTCTTTGATGATGAAGACAATTATGATACCAGTAGCTCTTCGATTAAAACATATGTGACATTCCAAACTATTGCATCTGGACCAACAAAAACAGAAGAGCAATTTGTGAATACACAAAAGCTCGGAAGAAACAAGACTATTGTTCCTGGAGAAAATTGGCGTACTACAAAATATGAGGTTGTAAATCAATCTTTGATTTATTTGCCACAAGATATTGGTTTAGATGAGCTAGCAATGGTTGTGCATATGGATATGTCATCTAGTGGAATTATTAAAAATCCAATTAGGGTAAGATCAATGTCTTTGTCTGGAAAATCTTTTAATGCTAGCAAAAAGAATCCTATTGGAACAAAGCGTGGGGTATCGATGTATCCATACAATAGGTATGGTATTTACTATGATTACAATAAGCAAACCCCTTTTGTTATTTATAAAGATTCTACTCCACATCTATATTTGACTAAGCACAGCGGTATAGAGCTTGCTGGTGATTTTACAGACTCCAACAGGGGATTGTCTTTATTAATTAATGAAGAAAAAACAGCACAGTATAAGTTATCTACCATTCAGTTCTCTGCACGATTCACTAGAGACGATTTGGTTACCGAACCAGTAGAAATTATGCATTTAGAGACTAACTTTGCAACCGAAAGAATCAAGATATGGATAGAACCAGCTTATCCATCAAATAAAAGATTTAGAATATTTGCTACAAATAATAACGATGAGAGAATTAGATCTTTATACTTTTATGTCAACGGCAAGAGGGTTGCTGATCCAACAATATCAATTAATGATTGGAATATGATCTCTATTGGATTAGAAACATTGCTAGATCTAGACGGCATATCTGGAAAGCTTAATGTTGTTGGACCAATTATGGTTAATAATATTTCATATTATGCATTAAATAATCTACAACAGGCTCAACTAGAAGTTCTTTCAGCTACCGAATATGTGGGAATAGATCCAGAAGTAATATATGGAATTTTTACTGGAACTAATAAGGTTATTGTAGGAGACGACATTGCTTCTGGTCCTAAAAATATACAATATTCAGTTATAAACAACATTTCTGTACAGTCAGCTACCATTAAGCCAGTATAATGTGTTATAATTGAACCATGTCCAACCACAAAAAGAATCCAATTGGTAAAAGCAAAGCCACAATTATTGACAAGCAGTATGATTGGGGCATCTATGTGTGGAAAAAAGCTAATGGTAAATGGTTTACTGACGGAAATGGCAATATTTTAAATATTCCTTCACATAAAGGTGACATTTCTCAGCTAGCAAAGCTTCAGGCTGCAGCAGCACATTACGGAGAGCCAGATGGCAGTCCACATTTTTTTGCTGGACTAAACAGAGTTTCTGATGAAGAATACAGCGAACAGCTAAATAGAATGCAAGAGGGTCTTATTCCTAACCTTAACGACCTCGGTGCTGTACACGCAGCAAAGCAAACTATTAAGCAGTATGGTGATGAGGAATAATGGCTGAATACATTGTTGGTGCATCTATGCCAGAGATGCCACAAGAAGAAGACTTGTTTAAAGCACAAGATCCATTCAGTAAAGACTGGAATGATCTAAAAACATTCAGTGGCTTAGACACAAACTTTAAGCGTCGCACAAGCAGGGTAGCAAAGGTAGCATCAATGCCACCAAGCAATGGATATCTTGAGGCAGCAAAATCTACACCATCTGGCATTGAAGGTGCAAAGTCTAAAGAGATTAATCCTGGCGATGTTTTCCGTAATGGCTACGGAATGTTTGACGTTATTACACCACCTTGGAATCTCTATGAGCTTGCAAATTATTACGACACCTCTTTTGCAAACCACGCAGCTATTGATGCTAAGGTAGAAAACATTGTTGGGCTTGGATATGATTTTGAAACATCTAAGAGAACAATGCTACGTCTTGATGACAACTCAGATCAAGAAGCAACAGCCCGTGCTCGTAAAAGAATTGAAAGAGCAAAGGTAGAGCTAAGAGACTGGCTAGAAAACCTAAATGATGATGACTCATTTACACAAACACTAATTAAATTTTACACAGATGTACAAGCGACAGGAAACGGGTATTTAGAAATTGGTAGAACTATCAACGGAGAGATCGGCTATGTCGGCCACATCCCATCAACTACAATGCGTGTGCGCAGATTGCGTGACGGGTACGTACAGATAATTGGACAGAAGGTTGTTTACTTCAGAAACTTCGGGGCAAAGAACCCAAACCCAATGACAACAGATCCAAGACCAAACGAAATTCTTCACTATAAAGAATATTCACCACTAAACACATTCTATGGTGTTCCAGACATCATGTCAGCTATTACATCTTTGCAAGGAGATCAGCTAGCTTCACAATACAACATTGACTACTTTGGTAACAAAGCAGTGCCACGTTACATTGTTACTCTTAAGGGTGCAAAGCTGTCTTCAGACGCAGAAGATAAGCTATTTAGATTTCTTCAGACTAACCTTAAGGGGCAGTCACACCGAAGCCTATATATTCCACTCCCAGGAGATTCAGATGGCAACAAGGTTGAATTCAACATGGAGCCAATTGAGAATGGAGTTCAAGAAGCATCCTTCAAAGAATATCGTTTACAAAACAGGGATGACATTCTTATTGCCCACCAAGTTCCACTTTCTAAGATTGGTGGTGGCGATAGAACAGCTATTGCTGCAGCTCTCGCACAAGATCGTACATTCAAAGAGCAGGTGTCAAGACCAGCACAACGTAATCTGGAAAAGATGATCAATAGAATTATCAAAGAACGTACAGACATTATTGATTTTAAGTTTAACGAGCTTACGCTTACAGATGAGATTGCACAATCACAAATTATTGAACGTTATGTTAAAACACAAGTAATTACTCCTAACGAAGCAAGGCAGCAGCTTGGTCTTCCGCAGAGAACAGATGGTGACGCACCATTTCAGATGACATCTCGTCAGGCAACTGACATGAGAGCAAACACTGCTCAGAATAGAGCAAGGGATACAGAGCGATCAAACAATCAGGCAGATAGTCCTGGTACAGTAGATGGTCGTAATGCACAGGGTGAAGGTCCAGCAAGCCAATAATTACCTTTTTATAACAATTGCATAAAAGGGATGTATAATAGAGATAGTATGACTATGTTTAAAGCTCATTGGGATACAGAGGGCGACAGTGTTCGCCTCTCTATGCCGTTCAGTAAAGTTGATCAGGAGAGACGCATCGTCTCTGGTTTTGCTACCCTTGACAACGTAGATCGTCAAAATGACATTGTTACATCTGAAGCCAGCATGAAGGCTTTCTCTAAGTTCCGTGGTAACATTCGTGAAATGCACCAGCCATCAGCTGTTGGTAAAATGGTAGACTTTAAAGAAGAAAAATATTTTGACCCAGAAACAAAGAAATTCTATCAGGGAGTTTATGTTTCTGCATATGTTTCAAAGGGTGCACAAGATGCATGGGAAAAGGTTCTAGATGGAACCTATACAGGTTTCTCAATTGGCGGAAAGATGCTAAAATGGGATGATGGGTATGATTCAGAAATGGATAACAAGATTCGTGTTATTAAAGAGTACGACTTGATTGAGCTTTCTTTGGTCGATTCCCCAGCAAACCAGTTTGCTAGTATCATTTCTGTTGAAAAGGTGGATGGCGTTGATGTCGTAAAGGGTATTGACGAAGACACTGTTCTTGAGAATGTGTTCTGGGATTCACAATCAGACATTGTTATTCTTTCAGAAAGCGATGCTGAAGTCAGCCCTATTTCTGGCGAGGTAATGGAAAATATTGGATTCGTTGAGAAATCAGACAGTGAAAAAGCAGACATGGTAAAGTTCTTAGTTGATAGTGCTAAAGGCATTAACACTGAGATAACAAAGGAGGTAAGTCCTATGACTGACACAACAGAAGAAATCGTAGAGAAATCTGACGAAGTTGTTGAAGAGGTAGAGGTCGCTCCAGAGGCAGATGCCGAAACAGAGGTTGCCGAGACAGAGAAGGCAGATGCTGATGCAGATGTCATCAAGTCTGACGAGGTAGCTGAAGAAGCAGTTGATGTAGAAGCAGCTGTAGAAGTTGAGGCCGAAGCAGCCGATGAGGTTGTAGAGGTTGAAGAGGTATCTAAATCAGACACTACAGAAAATGTTGTTTCTGAAATTCAGAATACTATTACATCAGCCTTTAGCGATCTAGCAGAAACCGTAAAAGCTCTACACGAGCAGGTTGACGCACTAAAGAAATCAGTTGACTCAGTTAAAGCAGAAGTTGCTGAGACTCAGGAAAACATTGGAAAGCGTGTTGATGCCGTTGAGGCTGACACAGCTTTTCGCAAGTCTGGCGATCTAGGCGAGATCGTACAGGATGAGCCAGAAATGGTTCAAAAATCCCTATGGGGCGGTCGTTTCCTCAAAACTGCCGACTTATTTAATTAAGAAAAAATCACTTAGGAGGTGACAAATGTCGGAAGAGATTATCAAGAACTATCCAGATGCTGATGGCAACCCAACCGTAAACGGTGAAGGTGGCTTCGCTTCTGGTGGCATTGGTGGTGTAACTGATCCAGGTGCTAGCACCCTCGGAAACATCCCAACCGCCGAGTTTGGTCTAACA